GCGCCCGTCGCACCATCGTTTTCGCAGGAGGAGTTGATGAGGGCCGCTACGTCGGGGGCTGCTACGCATCCTGCGGCGCAGGCTATTCAGCAGCCTGCGCCTGTTCCGACGTTTACTGGTGCAGGCTTGGGTACCCCTGAAGATTTTCAAAACGTGCCTGCCAATATCGGGCCAGACGGTTTACCGACTGGCCCGACAGATGAGGAGATCCACAACTGGTTGGGTACGCCTGAGGCTCAAGAGTTTCTGGGGATCACCGACCCTGCGCCTGCGCCTGCGCCTGCGTGGGATCCTGCGAACAACGATGCGCCGATCACCGATCCGATTGGGATGTGGACTGATCCGACCAGTGGCGGTCAGATGCCTGACCCTGCCGACGCTGAAGCGTGGGAAACCATGCAGCGTGTTGTCGATAGCGAGTTTGGTCCTGGTCAAAGCATTTACAACCCCGAGTACGACACTGAGCGTTTTCCGACGTATGACCCGAGCAACACGGTCGCCCCGTTTGCGCCCTCTGGGTGGGGCGGCGGCTATGGCAGCTTTGGTGGCGGTCCTGGTGCGGGTTTGGGGACGTTCAATCCAAACACGGGCGAGTACCTTCAGTTCGGGTTGGATCTGGCGCAGAACACCGCCGACTACGGCAAGGTCGGGGAGGGTCGAGCGTTTTGGAATCAGGCGCAAGACCGCAAGTGGGATGAGTACAACCGAGGCCTTCCTGGCCAGTTCAACAGCCGTGGGATGATTGATTCTGGCCTGTTGGGCCGCGCTCAGGGGTTGGCTGCGAGCGACAGGCAATTCGAGACGGATGTGCGCCAATGGTCGGACAACGAGCGGCGCGCGGAGTTGGAGCGTCAACGCATGAATCTGTACGGCGGCTTCGAGGGCGGTTTGACGCAGGGTTTGGTGGACAACTATTTGGCTGGGACACTGGTCATGGACGATCCGCTTACCGCCATAGATGAGGCTATGGGTTCTGGTGCGGGTGGTTATATGCGGTCGGGAATCATGGACCGCAAGATCCCGAAGTGGGGTTCTGGGGTGGGGCGCTAATGGGTTGGCGAGACTGGGCTGGTTCAGCTTGGGACAATACGGGCGGCAAAGTTTGGGATGCTATTGGGCCTGTCGTCATGTACGGCCCCGACGACCAGTTCCCTGAGGACGCTCCGATAAACGAGTTCCTACAGGGCATTTCTGATGTGCCAGGGAACATCGCTGGCGGTTGGGCTGACGCTATGGCGAATCAGCCTGGGTGGGCGCAGGTGATAAACCCGTTGACTGCTGGCGGCTACGTGGCGGGGGAGTGGAATGAGTGGACAAGTTCACCCACCCCCGACTTCTCCCCGCAACAGACAGCCCTGATAGAGCAGGGGGGCCGCGACGGCGCGGATTGGGACAGAGGTGATCTGGACGAATCGGGCAGCCAGATCTTCCCCAACGAGATGTACCAGAACGAGTACGGCGTTACGCCGTACGAGACGTTCACGCAACCCGAGTTTGATCCGACAGGGGTATCGGCGCCATACGACACGTATCTCAGCATGCTGGAGGGTCTGTATACGACTCCCCAGACGGGCCGCATCCAAGAAATGCTTGAGTTGGGGCAGGGAGAGGCGCGTCGTCGGATGGAAACCGCCGACGCTTGGGCGGCAACTGAAGGCGCCCGTTTGGATGCTTCCGACGAGGCGTTGGACGCCACGTTGCTCGACATGCAAGACAAGTTTGGTGAACGGCTGACGACTATACGGGAGGGTGTGTCCGAGCGTCAGGCTGCGACGGCTGACCTGCGCGAAGGCCTTATCGAGGCGACGGCAGGCGAGTTGGGTGAGGCTGGTGCCGCTTTCCTGGTTTCGGCTACCCGTACGGGTGACGTTCTGGAGTCGCAGCGGTCCCGCAACGAACAGCACATAGCCGACATGGACGGCTTGTATTCGATGTGGTCGTTGGATCGTTCGATGCAGGCTGCTGGGATGAAGCGGAAGGCCCGTGAGGATCTCGCTGACGACGTGTTGGCTATGAAGGAACTCGTTCACGAGTTCGATTACGGCATCCAGATGGCGAACCTTGAGCGTTTGCAGCAGGCCGAACAGTTTTCTCAGGGGCAGAACAGGCAGTTGGCGCAGACGTTGGCGCAGATCGGCCTACAGAGAGATCTTGCGGTCCAATCGGCGTCGAGCGAAGCCGACGACGACTGGGAGCGCGCTAACGCTTGGTTGTCGAATCCGACTACGGGCTGGGCGTTTGAGGGTATGACTCCTGAGCAGGTGATGGGGATGTCTGATGCTCAGATGGAGATGCTGTACGCGGAGGCGATCAGGTCGGCGGATCAGATCGAGGTTGCTCCTGGCGTGTTTGTTGATGCTGAGACGGCTTGGTTGAATAGCCAGCAGACGGCGGACCCGACCATAAACGTTGGGGGCGCCGCTTTGGATCTTCCCACGACGCCAACGGAAGTCCAAAACATGTCGCAGTTGATAGTGGATGCGCTGGCTAATCCCGACGTGGCAGCGGTCTTGGAGGGGGTTGGCACCGTTCAGGGGGGCTTGGGTACTTCCGAGGCGCCCGTTGTTATCAACACCGACAAGGGCGACCCGTGGTATACCCAGTGGAACTGGGGGCTGTGGTAACAAATGGTTGCCATCCCCCGTTCAACAATGGCACGGGCACTAAGCGCCCCAAGACCGAGACGATTCTCAACGCCCGCCCCTAGCGGGTGGATGGCGTCTGCCGCCAACCAAGTGGGTCAACAGCAGTTCGATCTGCTGGAAGCCAATCGTGAGCCTGAGAAGCCGTGGTGGCAGAAAGCCCTGTCCCCTGTCTTGGAGGGGCCGATTGGCGCGGGTTTGAATCTGCTTGACACTGGGCGCCGCGCAGCGGTGTCCACCTTGAAGGAAACCATCGACCTTGTGCAGGGCGAGGGTTTCTCTGGCACCGACTGGGGCAACCAGATCGCTTCCCATTACGGGTTTGGCGACATTCTCCGTGACGAGAATGTCGATCTGGGCAAATGGGGCAACCGTATAGTCGGTTTCATAGGCGATGTGGCGCTGGATCCGATCACCTATTTGACGTTCGGTTCGGGTGCTTTGGCGAAGCAGGGTTGGCGTCAGGTGGCCGACGAGCTGGCTGGTGCGGCGAATGGGGCGAAGACGGCTGCGGAGCGGGCGGCGTTCAATGCGGCGCGGCAGCGTGTGGCTCGTACGGGGTCGAAGATGGCTGCGGGTCCGAGCGCGTTGCGTGGCATCGGCTATGAGGTCGGGTTGGGCTTCTCGATGCCTGGTACGGGCATGTTCGGGCGTCTTGTCGGCATGGACAAGGCTTTGGATGCGATCACTGGCGGGGCCGTGTCGGCGCGCCGTGCAGCAGAGTGGGCGCCTGCGTTTCAGGCGGCTGGCGCCAAGTACGGGTTGGATGCCGCCCAGTCAACGAAGTTGTTTGAGCGGGCTGTCCGTTTGGGCCGTGACGATGCGCGCAAACTGTTTGAGGAAGAAGCGCGCGTGTTGGCGGGGAAGCGTCCAGGTTTCGCAGACGAGGGGTTTGCCGTGGGCGCAGCGGGCGACGCTGTGCCGACGGGAGAAGCGGCTCGTTCATTCATTGAGGAGACTGCCGACGAGCTGTTGGGGGTTTCAACGAGGGCGCAGAAGTCTCGAACGGAGTTGTTCTGGCGTAACGGTCAGGCGTCGTTGGATGCTCCGAACTGGGAGCGGTATGTGGCTGTCCCTGGGATGCGTCAGACGGTTGGTGTCGGACGGCAGGTTGCCCGTGGCGCCGAGGAGTTGACGGACACGGGGCTGGGTGTCGTTATCCGCACGGTTACGTCGGCTCCTGGCCGTGGCGTGCAGAGGGCGTTGCAGTCCAATGTTGCTAAGAACCTGTCGTCAAAGTTGTCTAGGGATGACTTGTTGCGGACATGGTTGCAGTCGGACAACCCTGTGAAGTATTGGGCAGGGCGGATGGTTGAGACGGGCGAATCCATCGGGTTCGCCAACGCTGGCAAGTATTCCAACATGGTTGATTCGTTGCAGGCGCAGATGCTCGACATGGCCCACAAGGGCGGCTTCGACATATCCGAGACTGGCCTTGGCCCTGTTCAGAAGTTGATTCCTGGGATGGTGGAGACGGAGGCTATGGCGATGCGCCGTGAGGCGTCTCGCATCTTGCAGGATGCGATGGATGAGCCTTGGGAATACGTTGATGAGGCTGGCAACGTCATACCCAATGATGTCAGCAGGCATTTGGACGAGTTCAAAGATTGGGTGATAGCCCACGGCGATGGGACGGTCACAGCGCAGCAACTCCACCAGGAGTTGCGTAGGTTCTGGGACGACATCAGCACGGGTTGGGAAGAAATCGCCAAGCGGTCGATACGTCAAGAGTTGAAGCCCAACGAGGTTTATCTCACGCGCCGCGTCTCAGCGGAAGCCCGCAAGGTGTACACGGACCCCAAGTACACGAAAGCACACGAGGCGGGGGAGCGCCTAGCCGACGAGGGCGCAGAGGCGGGGAAGGGCAAGCCGAAGCGCGACCAGTCGTATGCGACGAAGGAACGGGTCTTCGCGCCAGGGGAGAAGTTCACTTGGAACCGCAAGGGTGGCCCGAAGCGTGCTTCGTTTGAGATCGTTGAACCTGGCAGGCCGTTGCAGATCGGTACACGCCAGTTGGCTCACGCCCCGTCGGTTCGTAAGCAGATCGAAATGTTTGTCCGCGAGGTGGACCCCGAGTGGGCTGCGAACAACACGTTCTTTGAGACGGATGTTGCGAAACTGATCGACGGGTACAAGTCGGCTCAGGGCCGTGAACTGATTTGGGCTGGGATGGAGGACCATCTGGCAGCGCAGGGGATCTTCGTTGAGGCCGCAACCTTGGACGAGGTGAAGGCTTTCTTCAACGACTTGACGAAAGCGGCGTCAAAGGCCCGCAAAGCCCAGAAGAACATGGGTGAAGCGGCTGGGAGGAAGTACGACTCAGCGCGCCGAGCAGCAGCCAGAGCGCACAATTACGAGCAGCGGGCTACGGCGGCTGATGCGGCCAGGGTGAAGGCCACGGAAGACATGTGGGGGTTGGATCCGCAGATCAGGAAGATCCAAATGTCGATGATGGATCTGATCGAAGACGTGAACGCTTCCACGATTCGTGCTTCTCGAACGGGGCGGTTCCGTACCGCCCCTGAGGCACAAACGGCGATGGAAGATCTGCTTGATATGGCTGTCGGCTTGGAAGTGACGGGCCGTATGGCTAAGGCTTTGAGGTCGATCAGCGAAACCTTGGGTGGCGTGGACGATCTGGGCTTCACCCCTGCTCTGGACGAGGCGTACGCCCACATCACGCAGCAGTTGGCGATTGCCCGTGACACGTTGGAGGTGGCAAAGAACGCTGCCGCCCGTTTGGGCGGTCAGGACCAGACGATCAGAGACTTGGAGTCTTTGATCAGCGGGTTGGAAAAGGGGTTTGTTTCGGAGGGAACTCCCAGTGTCATACGGGATTACGTCGATCAGGTGCATGAGGTCGGCAGGTTGGCTGCCGAACTGGAGGCGCCGATCACGTTCAACAGCGGGTACAGGATCCCTGTGTCCCAAGCAGACATAGCGAACCGTCCTTGGGCGGTGACGGCGAGAAACAGGCTGTTGAGGGAGAACGAGGCGGAAGTCCGACGCCTTGTTCGAGAAGAAAAGCGGACGCTGGGGCCAGGGCGGAAACTGCAACCTGACGCTACGGATGCGCTGGAGGACATCGCTGACACGTTCGAGCGGGGCGCCGAACGTATACCGCTGTTAGAGGTGGAGGCGAGGCGTCGAACCCTCCTGTGGGTGCAGGAGGAGTTCGACAAGCAGACCGTTGATCTCAGCAACAGGGCGCAACGCCACATGGGGACGTATGTGAACGACCCTGTGAAGAACAATTACAACAGGTTCGCTGCCGAGGCGTTGGATCTTGACGCGCAACGGAACGCGATGGAAGCAAACTTCCATCGCATGCCTGACGAGTTGGGTGAGATTCTTGAAACGGATTTGGGTGTCTTCCAAGACGCTGACAACATGTTCGGTCGGTTGCTTGATCCGACGGGGACACGACCGAGAAGGATGACGCCTGGTGGGGAGTTTGAGTCAGGGTTTGAAACCAACGTAGCGGAAGCGTTGAGGGCGGGTCTTGACGATGGGGCTTTGCCGTTCGGCCCCGCCTACATGAAGGGCACGCTGGGTGATCCTGAACTCAATAGACAGTTGGGGGATTTGCTGCGTTCACGTATGAACGCTGGGCGTGGCGAGATTGGCGAACTGCTTCAAGCTTGGGATTCGGTCACTGGCTACTTCAAGGCTCAGGCGGTGGCGCGCCCCGCGTTCATCCAACGCAACGGGTTGGGCGCCTTGTTCAACAACATGTTGGCAGGCATGGACTTGAAGAACGCTGCACGGTTTATGGCGTTGCGTGGTCGTGCCATCAAGGCGGGGTGGGAGGACGCGTTGAAGGAGGTCGGGTTGACCCCCGAGCAAGTCCGCAACGTGGAAGGTTCCAAACAGTTCATGCGGACACGCCCCGTGGCATTGAAGCGGCGAGCCGCCGAACTGGGGGCAGAAAAGTTGGCCGCTCAGGGCGACGGGGCGATGCGTGATCTTCGCAGGGTGTACCGTTCGGGCGCTATCGGTGCGGGTCAGGCTGCTTCTGAGGTGGCGCAGTCGTTCCGACTGCATGGTGCCACGACCGTTGACAGGTACGGGCGCCCCATCAGGTGGAACCCGTTGCGTCGCGACAACGTGTGGAACACGGCGGTTCGTAACGGCAACTCTGAGATGGAGGAGTTTGTTCGTGGGTCGTTGGCGTTGGACAGCATCGTCAACGGTATGAGCGACGCTGAAGCGATCTTCCGCGTCAACCAGTTCCACTTCAACTACTCGAAGGAAGGGATGACCGACTGGGAACGCAACCTTGGCGCCAGGGCGTACCCGTTCTATACGTGGACACGGAACTCGTTGCCTTTGATGGCGACACAGTTGCTGTATAACCCGAAGCCGTTCGTCAGATACCTCCAGTTGAAGAACAACATCGAACTGGGGGTGCAGGAAGATCGTACGACGCCAGCGTGGTACGGGAAGCGATGGGGTATCGACCTGTCGGGCCTGATGGGCAACCCGAACCAGGGTGCCCGCACTTGGGCGTTCCCTGACCTGCCGTTCATGGATCTCATCGAGTTTGCCGACATGCCGCTCCAAGACATGGAGCGCCCCTTCGGCGGCTTGACCCGTCTCGCTGAGGGGTTGGCCCCTCAGATCAAGTTCCCTGTTGAGACGGTGATGGGCGCCCAGATATTCAGGAACATCCCGATCTCAACGGAGTATGTGAAGCCTCCTCCGATGTTCGACATCCCAGGGTTGTTGCCGTTCTTGTCTAAGATGCCTGGTGACATGGTGGCAAAGAACAGTCGAGGCAAGTACGGGATACGTGAGAATGTCCTGTACGGATTGGGCACGTTCGTGCCGTACCTGTCTCAGGCGAGGCGTCTGATCCCCCGTGAGGATCGTTACAAGGATGACGACAAACTGTTTTCAGCGTGGCTGAGTTGGGCGATGCCCATTGGCATCCGTAGGCAGGGGCCACGGGATACGCGGGGTGCGCGGATGCAGCGTGATCGGGAGCGGTCGATGTCTAGGTCGGAGATACGGTCGTTGGAGCGGATCAGGTGAGGGCCGCTTACGTTTCCCGTGCAGACTGGGGCGCCACCACACCCACCAAGGACTGGACGTGGCTCAACCCGAAACGTGTCCAAGGCATCGTCATCCACCACAGCGGCGTGGTAGGTGGCCCCACGGGGGCCGCCGCCGTGCAAGCCTTCGAGCGTCACCACATGCGGGTGCGACGCTGGTCGTCCATCGCATACAACTGGCTGGTGGACGTGGACGGCACCATCTACGAGGGGCGCCGCAACGGCGCCGTGGGTGGTGCGACGAAGAACTGGAACTTCAAGACGGAAGCCGTCTCGTACATCGGGGACGGTAACCAGCCGTTGAGTTTGGAAGCCCAAGAGGGCTTCCGCACCATCATCGACGGGCTGCAACATACGTATGGTGGCGGGCTGTGGATCAAGGGCCACCGTGATTTGGCTTCCACGAGCTGCCCTGGCGACTGGCTGTACGACTGGGTGATGTCGGGGGCGGCGCATGAGCCGCCTCCTGGCGCGCATGTCCCGCATGTTGATTGGGACGGCGTGGTCGCCTATTTGAGGTCGCTGGGCGGCGGGTTGGATGCTGCCCCGTTGAAGCGCAGGATGCGTGGCGACAAGGTTCGTATGGTGCAGGCGATTCTTCCACGTTGGAAGTGCGATCCTGGTCCTGCGGATGGGATCTTTGGTTGGCGGACGAAGGCTGCGGTGCGGTTGTTTCAACGGCAGCGAGGCTTTTTGAAGCCGAACGGTGAAGTGAACAAGGCGACGTGGGACGCCTTGTTCTTTATGTAGGAGGTGCATTTCGATGCCCAAGGGTAAGGGATACGAGACGTTCGAGGCCACGTTCGGCAGCCAGGATGAGCAGCCGTACGACTCTTCGTCGTCGTTCAACATGTGGGACGTGTCGCAGCAGGCGAAGAAGGCTGCTGCGTATCTTCGTTCCACGAAGCTCGGCAACGCCAACAGCGGCGGACGCCCGTTCGGGAAGTAGGACACTATGAGGGATGGTTCAACGCCGCGCCTGGTGAAGGCAGACAAGGTACTTGTCACTACGGTGAAGACTGGCGGCGGTATCGGTTCTGTCGGCTCGCCGTCTAAGAGCGGCGCTCGTAAAGCCCTGCGTGACTGATGCCTGGGAAGAAGAAGCCTCGACGCCCACGGTACTGACATGCCGTTGAAGCGCGGCGCTTCTCAGAACGCCATCAACACGAACATTGGGCGCCTCATCAACGAGGGGTACCCGCGTGATCAGGCGGTCGCTATCGCCCATGATCACGCTAAGCGATCTAAGAAGGGGAAGAAATGACTGCTTTGAGTTCAGGTAGTTGGTCCGACAAGATTGAGCGGCTCGTCGCTACTGCGGTGCAGGCGTTCTTGTCTGTGTTTATTCTCTGCGACGTAGCCACCGTTGAGGCGGCTACGGTTGCTGCTGGTGCTGCGGCGTTGGCTTTGGTGAAGTCTTGGGCAAAGGAAGTGCTCGACAAGCGCGCTGTCTGATGGCTGACGAATGGGAGACGTTTCTAGCCGAGCACGGCGACGACATCACGTCTTCTGTTCACGAAAGCATGATGCGCGAGGCGCATCTGTTCGACATCGAGGACGGCACTCACGCTGGGTGGTGTGGCGACAAGCTTGGGGTTCTCATCGTCTTGACGGAGGAGGAGGCCGAGGGGTTGGTGTCGGAGGATTGGCGCGCCCAGCACGGGTTCATTGTGCATCCCGTGTTCAAAGAATTCTTCGGCAGGCTGATTCAGGACATGACGTTGCGGGCGTTGGACGCCCGCCCCGACCCTGAGATCTAGCCGAGATGGTATTTGTCCGCTAACGACGGCATCAGGCGTTTCAGGATTGCCCCGAGGAGTTCAGGTACTTCGTCTCGTTTGCGGGCCACCGTTGTCTTCGGTATGCCTGTGTACCGTTCGACTTCACGCAACGACATGTTTCCTCCCCACAACGCTTCGGTCACGATGCGATGCGTTTCGGGTAGTTCCTGTAGTGCCTGCTCCACTACTTGCCTTAGTTCCTCGTTCGGTATGACTCTTCGGCAAATGGAGCGTCGCTGCGGTTCGTGCGTGTAATACAGGTCCGTTGTCGGTATCGGTTCGTGCCCAGGCGGGGCTTCCATCAACCCCTGGAGTTCAGTCAGCGGACGTGTCGAATCTCCTAGGGGGAGCACGCTTCGGTACTGGTCTTCTCGGGTGCCGTCGAGAACCCAACCCGTCGGGTCCACGCTCACTACTTTCGACATGCACTACCCCAAGAGCGACCATACCTCCCCTGCGTTGATCGCATAGTACTCGTTGCCTTCGGGGAACGTGCGGACTTCCGCCTTGTCCACTAGGGGGCGTAGTTTCTTGATCGGGAACATGAGTTGCCGATCATGGTGCGAGTCGTGGAGGAACAGGTGCACGGGCATGACGTTGCGGTCCCACCACAGGAGCGCCTGCCACTTGTCTAACTTCATGTGGACGATCTGTTTGCGTCCGAAGCCTTGCACCTCGACCAGATAGTCGGAAGTCAAATAGTCGGGGGTGTAACGGATCCGTGGGGGGAGTTTCCACATCGCCAGGGGCGGCCTGTTCAGGCCGAACCGCACGAAGTTGACGGGGCTCCATTCCTCGAAGACGCCTTCTGCCAGGTCGCCCATGTCGTTGAATCGTTTGTCGAACGACTGGTCGGCGAACTGGCCGCTGCTCACAGCTTCGTCGCCTCGACGTGGTACACGAGCCTGTCATCAGGGTAGGCGATGCCGTTCAAACCGTCCAGCGTCGCCTTGATGGCGTTGTCCAAGTCGAAACGTAGTTTCGACGTGGCGTCGGGCATCTCTTCGATCTCGATGGTCTGATAGTCGGGGGTGTATGCGATCCTCATAAGGATCGGCCCTTCAAACCAGGGGCCGTCGTACGCTTCGGCGATTGTCGCCTCGTACTCCAACGTGTCCTTCGGCGTGTAGACACGGCCACGCCGTGTCATGCGGGGGCGCCCCTTTGGTTTGGGACGCCCCTCAACGATAAAGGCGTGTTCTTTTTTCCGCTTCGGCATCTCGGAAGGCTTTCTCCGCTAGGTGCTGTAACTGGCGGTGCTGGTCGGGTTGTGGTTTCCCGTTGTAATAGAACTTGCGGGTGAACCTGTCGTCTAGTTCGATGAGCCACCCCACCACCGCATCCACCGTATGTCCGTCTCGGCACGCAAACGCAGCGAACTTGTACAGCCACCCGTGCCTGCCCTTGCCTGCGCCTTGGTTCTCGGTGAACGCTGAGATCGGTGGCCCTTCCTCGAACATTTCTCTGAGGCGTCCACGCAGTTTCCCTGAGGCTCCCCGACTTTCATGTGAAAGTCGTGGGGTGGGCGTCGGCGACGGCGCCTTCAGCAACGCAGCAGCCTTGATGTCTGCGACCTTGGCACGGTTGGCGTTCGCTTCATGCAGGAAGTCTTCCAACCGTATGGGCGTGCCGTCTTCTTCGATGGCGACCTGCCTGTCCATGCGGGCACGGTTCCCGTAATAGGGGAGCCTCACGAAGTTCCCTGGCGGTCCTGGTAGCGATTCGCTCTTCGGGAACGGGGAGTCGGTTGGTACCCCTGCGATCTGTTCTGTCGCTTGCAGGCATCGTCGCATGTCGGCGGTTGAGCACCATGTGTCGGGGAACACCCATACGTGTGCGCCACCTGAGCGGGTGCGTTCCACCCAAGCGGGGATGCTTTGCGCTGCGAGTACGGCGACGAGGCTGAACGCATAGTCGGCTACCTCGTCTTCGGTGCCTTGCCCCTTGTGGGATTCGGACTGGGCGTCAATGTCGATGCACCCCCAACTACACACCCACAGTTCGGGCCGCATGTCGGGGTACCGTCGGTCGTCGTCCCATCCCCGTGGACCCACGTGCTTGTTGGTGGGGTCGTACACCATCGGGTAGATCCCCAACGGCGCCTCCCCGTCGAGGTGCCGTCGGAAGTGGGCGAGCGTCAGGTCTTCCCAGATTGCTCGGGGACGGTCACCTGCTTCTCCCCATGCGTGGGGGAACCCGTGGAACGTCATGTGGAACCATGACGCCAGATCACTAACCGTCACGATGTTCCTTCTGTTCCTGTATGTCGGCGGCTCTGAGTCGTGCCGCCACATAGTCGGCGTGCCAGCCGACGGACACGTCGTCGTCCCACACCACCCAGCCTGTGCGCGTCAACCCTGCGCCCAGGTAGATGGTTTGCCTCTCCACGGTGACACCCATGTCATCCCGCTCCCTGCTTGGCCAGGATCGCTTCCTTCGTCATCGGCTTGTCCTTTGGCACCCCCGTACCATCCCGATAGGTGGGGAACGGGGAGGGTTTCAGGTCGCCAGCACACATGTTCCCGATGTAGTAGCGGCGCAACTGGACGTTGCCGACGACACGGGTCAGGTAATGATCCCCTTCTTCACGGTTACTTACCGTGAACGTCAGGCGCCCGTCGTCGCAGGCGTACATCGCTACGGTCCAATCGTCTAAGTGCACTTTGTATGGTTCCATCAAAACTCCCCCTGATCGAGACGGTGCTGGATGACTGTTTCCTCCCACGGATCCAACAGCTTGCCCGCCTCGGTGATCTCCATGTTCAACGTGACCTTCTTGCCGTCGAACCTCTTGTTCTTCACCAAGGCTATACCGAACACGTTTTCCAGATGAGCACGCTCATCGGCAGGCAACGAATCGTCCTCGTGGGGGCGCCACACCGTCAACATGAAGTGCGCCAGATCCTCGCCGCCGTAACGGCCAGACTCGATGCCCAACGCAGAGCCACGGGAACCCGAACCACGAGAAGCCTGGTGGACGATGATGGTGACCGCATCGTGACGCATACCCAGCGACTTCAACGCTGAGATGCGGGACGGGTCGTCGCCCAGTTCAGGGTCGTCTAGTTGCGATGCGAAGTCCCAGATGAACACGTCGGCGGGGCGCCCGTATTCTGCGGGCGTCCACTCTCCGAGGATGTGGTCCGCTACGTCTATCGGCCCGTCCACTTGGTGGCCTGACCGCCGCATCTGTTCGCCGTACTTGGAGAAGGCGGCACGGTCAACGATCCGCAGGTTCCGCAGATCCGTCTCCGACTGGTGACGGATCGCGTTCAAGATCTGTTCATCGCCCTTGCGGGCCAGGTCGTACACGACACGGGGGCTCTTGTTCAACCTGATACTCAGGACGCGTGACAGAACCATCAGGTCTGGTTCGTCGGGCGTCATCCACATGACAAGGTTGTTCGGGTTGCGGGCCACGGCGTTGATGATCAACACCGTCTTGCCCGTGTGCGCCTTCCCCGCCACGATCATGCACTCGCGCTTCTTCAACCCGCCGCCCAGAGCGTCGTCTATGTCGTGTACCCCGAGGGGCCACTTGTTCGACAGGTCGGCGGCGTCTTCGATGAGACGCTCCGCTATGTCGAGGCAGGTCGGCAGGCTAGGGACGGCGACAGGGCGGGCTGGTTCATCGGGGGAGAGAGGACTCGAATCCCCAGCCCGCGCCTGTCGCACCCGCGCCTGAGCCTCATCGAGGGTCAGCCGCGTGGTCATGTCACCTCACGTAGGCGGGAGGCCGCGTGAACGATGACGGGAGTTTTCCGAAGTCGATGGCGTAGCCAGCGTACTCCACCAGAGACGGCCCCCACTCGCCATTCAGGCGGTCGGCGGGCTTGACCTTGGCGTCGGGGTAGGTCGCCACGTTGGTGATCTTTCGACCGTTGACCTCGCCGACAGACTTGGCGCTCTGGTTGCAGTAGAAGTTCGAGTCTCCCGACCCGAACGTGATGCCGCTGAGGCGCTCGTACTCGATGGCGTTCGTCACCGTGTCGAAGGCGTCCTCCCTGATCCAGTTGGACTTGGGGCGGGCACCGCTGGAAGGCGCTGAGGGCGGCGTAGGAGCCGCCTGAGGCGCCGCTGGCGGCGTCGGTGGGGTCGGGGCTGCCTGAACCCCTGGGATCGCCTGAGCGACGATCTGTGTGGCTACGGCGGCAAACGTGTTTTCGTTCACGATGCCGTGCATGTCAGCCCAGTTCGCACGCACGTCCTCATACGAGAACGAACCCGACTCCACTAGGGCTGCCATTACCTGTGCCGTCGCAGAGTTACAGTTCTGCGCGACTATCAACTTGTCCTTATCCATTCGCATCCTCCGATGCTGCTGTGCTTCCTTTGCAAACAGACCAGCACGGCGCCCACTTCTCTGAGCACCACCAGCCTGCATCATTCAACGGCCAAACCTTCAGGCTTGGCTGTTCCACGAGGCGGCTCGCCGCCTCGACCTTGCGTCGCAGGAACTGGAAGTCCTGCTCGCCTCGTTCAATCGTCATGGACGACACTTCACCCTTCGTGCCGTGCATCACGTAGAACGTCATCGTGTCACGTCCCGTCGCCCAACAGTACGTAGTGGACTGGATGTCCCACCTGTCGTACTCCCACCTGTTCCTCGTATAGTCGCGCTTCGGGAACTTCCAATCGACCAGACCCATGTTGCTATCTATCAGGTCGATTCGTCCCGTCAGCCGAACGACACGCTCGTCGTCCTCGAACAGCACCTGGTCGAAGCCGACCTCAACGCCGACAGGGGTCAACCCTGGATACACCTGCTCGTACCACGAGTCCAACTTGGTGGCGCCGACCTCCTCAAGGTCGGCGCGAGACTTGTAACTGTTCCACTTGGTGATCGTCGGAACGAGTTCATCCAACTCGTGGCCGAACCGCTCATGGAGGGCGGTATAGGTTTCGTCGCCGAGGTGGATCGGGGCAGCGGACATCCCCTCAGGGATGGTGATGAGGTACTCGACGGCGTTGTGGCATGCCGTACCCAGCACCGAAGCGTCCCCTTCGGGATCGTCCACGGCGCCCGTCCACATCAGGCGTGCCCGTTCAGGGCACATGTCCAACGTCTTCAGGTCAGACTGATGCCACGTATGATGCCAGCGTCCGTCTTCGGCATCGAAGTAATGCTCTTCGTTCATCTCTCTCTCCTGTGGGCCAGGGCTAGCAGGCCCACCCCCTAAGGGGTGGGCCGCTGGCCTGCTTGCCTGCTAGCAGCCAGTATACACGCGAGCTGGTGACAGGCTGGTGGATGGTTACTGGTTGGCTGTTTCCCGCGCCTGCGAGGTGGGACGGGTCGGCACCTCATACGGTGCGTTGAGGCGGCTCGGTGGGTGCTTCGGCAGGAACCGCATGCCGAGGGTGTGGCCGAAGTGGTGTTCCTCCGCCCACGCCTCGATCATCCCGACGGCACCCAACGCCTGGATGGCGTTGTTGACAGTCCCCTGCCTGCCCCGTCGGATGCGTGACGCATCGACAACGGCGTCCCTGCGGCGGTCATAGGTGACCGACGTGGACGACAGGGCTTCGCCTGGTTTGTTGACGGCGGCTTGAGCGAGGCGCCACAGCGCCTTGGTTCGTGCCGTCTTGTACCCTCGTTGCCTGTCCGACCCGTGGGGGACGGAGTTGGATGGAATGATTTCGTTACTCACTGTTGTTCTCCCTTCAAGGAAGTGCCGTTGTCGTTTCATCAGGTCATTCATCTTCGGTCGGGAACGTGATGATCTCAGCTCCCTCTTCGTCATTTCGTGCAAGGTGCTGCTTCACTTCTTCCACCACCTTGCCTTGCACTTCGAGGAAGTCCCCGAGGCGCATTGTCATGTCGTGAACCAGGTCGAGTAACCCGATCCACATGGAGGGGATGACGTGGGCGTAGAACGCTTCCATCGACATCTCGTCCTCTGCTTCTTCTTCGTCACTCATCTTCTGTCACCTCCAGTGACACCACTTGTGCTTTCGATGTCTGCCATCGGCCAGTCACCACGCCCCCGTCTTCATCGACGTGGAACGGGATCATCCCCGACAGCAGCACCTCGTACTTCAGTTGCAGGTTCTTCTTCTGGCTCATCCTCTCCCTTCCATTTCTTCCTCAGCATTATTGCGTCGGCCTCTCGTAGCGCAAGCAGTTGGTTGCGTGTCCACGTCACGTCCTCCCCCGTCGGGCGAATCGACATCGTTACTCCTCGTCATCTTCTAGGAACATCTTGTCCCAACATAGGGCACAGTAGTACCCGAACTTGTTGCGGGCACCCATCACCAACTCACGCTCAGACGCAGACAGGTCAGGGAACAGTTTCTGCACCAGCCCCTCCCTCAGCACGAACTGGCTGTACGCCAGGCTGTCCACCTCCAAGGACTGTTCCTCGTCGCACTCCCCGCACCTAGCCTTGATCTTCATGTCTTCTCTCCTGTCTGTTTGAGCAGCCACCCGTATGCGGCTGCCGCTTGTTGCGGGACAACACCGTTGCCCAACATCTTCAACTCCTGGGAGCGGGACAGACCCACGCTTGTCACCCACCCATCAGGTAAACCCATCATCCATTCCACGAACCGTGACGACAGCTTGCTGTCGGTCACTGGGGCGGGGGCGCATCGTCCACTGGCCCACTCCCATCGGGCGATGGCGTCGGCATAGTCTCCCCACCCAACTTGGCTGCCACCACGTTCAGGGGATCTGAGTTTCTGTTCCACTGGGACGGACCCGCATTGTTCGCCCCGTCCTGGGCTGTCGGCGTCGGCAACAGACGCTGCACCTCTATCGACAGGGACTTGCCGTGCGGTGCGTGCCTGCCGTCCGCCGCCTTCTGGTTGGGTGCCCACGCATCCCACCACTCCACCGTCTTGTTGGCCCCCATGTCGTTCACCACTGGCGTAGGCAACACAGAACCATCGTTCCCTGCGATGGCAGGCACCCACTGACTGGTCGGCTCGTATACATGCCCATTCCGCATTGAAGCCTCCTTCGGCCAACGCATCGAGGACTTGCCCGAAGGCATCACCTTGGTTGGCGGTGAGCACACCCCGCACGTTCTCCAAGAAGATCCATTGTGCGCCTGCTCGTTCTGCCACAGAGACGACATCCCTGATCAACCACCTTCCATCATCTATTCCTGCCCGCCTCCCAGCATGGGACACGGGCTGACAAGGGAACCCCGCCGTGATCGCATCCACCCGTGGTGGATCGGCGATCTCAGCCAGGTCACCCAAGTTCGGTACCCCGAACCGTGCATCCAACACGGCAGAGGCATGCTTGTCTGTCTCCGACACCCACACCAGGTCGGTGTCGATGCCTGCTAGTTGCAGCCCCAGTTCGAGGCCGCCGTACCCTGCACACAGGGCTCCTACCCGCACTACCCCTTCACCTCCACCCACTCAACTGGCTTCGGGGAGAATTCCTTCACCCCGTCGGGGCCGAACTCCCACCTCCACCTGGCGCCGTCCTCACCAGACCACTCCATGTAGCCCGTCATCAGATCGGCGATGGTGAAGATGAACAAGTCTTCCTGCCCAGCCTTGGAGTCGTATTCCTCGAACACCAAGTCGTCGGACTCGTCACTGAACCAGAACCCCAAGTCCACGAGTATGGCCTTCGCATCAGCGCACGTATCGGGATAGTTCGGGTCCATCCACGAGAACCACTTCTTCTCCCCGTCGGGGCCGATGCTGCCGCCACGCTTGCGCTCGTCACGGTCATTCAGCGCACACATGCGTTCATATGCCTCCGCATGGTGCTTCTTCGGGAGCACAGCGGTGCTGTCCTCCAACCTCACGTAGTAACCCACGTCACTCTCTCCTTTGTTTGGTTATCCCGTCCACCGTTCGGTGAACGCTTCCTCGGCCCGCTCGATGGTGGAGTGGTAGTCCCCACCGAAGCAGTCCCAAGACTGGTTGTCATCCGACGCCATGCTCCACACCACATACGGATGCAGGTCATTGTTCGGAAGGTGCGCCAACACCTTCCCCAGGTAGGCGCGCAGACCGTCGCCTCCCCTGCGGACAGACCACTTCAATGGCTGGCCGCCGTTCGCTAGCACAATCATGTCACTCTCTCCTTTGCTTGTCAGCCGACCTGCATCAAATCGCCACAGATCGAACACGAATAGGCGTCACCCAACGGGCCATCAGTTGTCTCGTGATCCCACGGCACCTCATAGCAGTTGTGTTCAGCCACCTTCCTGGCCCTGATGCGGGCCAGTGCCTCTGCCCTGTCGTCATCCAACATCTGTTGGACTGACGGATCAGACATGTCCATGTACCCAGTCATAGCAACTCCTCCAACTGTGCGAGCACAGCCGTCTACGTCGGCCTCGGTGATTGGACAGCCCGACTTGCACGACGGGCCGTCCTCGACGATGTCGCCGCAGAGGCGGCACCGTGGAACGGTGTCGTGGATGCCGACGGTTTCTACGGTCGGCCTCCCACTGATTATGGCGTGCGGTTCACTCATGTCTTTCCTCCTCACGGCGCACCAACTCGGCACGCCCCTCCTCCAACTTCATCTCCAACTCCTCGCACAAACCTTCCAGTTCATCGATAGAGATGAGTGTCAGGTCTTCCAGCCACATGCTCATAGCCAGTCCACCAGGTCGCCGTCAGCAATCTCGCTGTAGTCCAACCCCTTCCAATCAGCGATGGCCTGCCACACCGACTCCTCCGTATAAGGACGGTCGGGATCGTGGTAATCCTGCCAACTCTCCATGTCTCTCCCTTACCTTTCTTGTGCGAAGCGCACGTTGTTGATTCCCTTCGGGCACATGCCACACTCGACACACGCCCCCACTCCGACACGATCAGGCACACGCTTTACGCCTGCCTTCTCCGCATCAGACCTACGGGCAGCCCGCTCATCGTCGGACTCCCACACAATCAAAGGCACCTTGCCCGTCAACTCGGGACAGCGTGGCCCCTTGCGTTGCTTCGGGAACAAGGCAGCGATCTCCTCCGTCTCCTGCCACGTGTCACCACAGAAGGCGTACTTCACCCACCCCTTCGGATCTATCTCCTGAACCTGACGGGCCGTGTCCACGTTGTGCCTGTCCACCGACAGGTACACCACCAGGTTGGGTGCGGGTACACAGTTCGCTATGAAGGTACGCACCAGCATGTGCCCCCTCGTATACAGAAACACCTGCATGTCAGGGTGGTACCTCGCCACCTGATCCCACGCCTGCAACTCCTCGAACGAATCCAACTCGCCATCCCAATGCGGACGGTAGAACCTGTCCGATACAGGCACGCCACGCTTGATCATCTGGACCTCAGCATCATGGACGAGGCGATCAAACAGGGGCACCAACTCATCGAACGACCTGCCCCTGGTCAGGTCGGTGTTGTGGGTCAGCAGTGCATGCACGTTCGGGTACACCTCCGCTGCCCCCGCATAGCACCCCTCGCAGAACGGGGTCGTCCACTTGCACTCAGAGCTGAGGGTGCCGAACGAGTTCTTCACCACCACCTCAGCCTCATGCCCGCCTGCCTTCTTCTGATGCATCCACGGTGACAACTTCCTGTTACCGCTCGGCTTGAGTGGGACGGGTGCCCACACCTTGCCGATGTGGACAGCCTGCTCGCTAGTAGTAGAGGTCATACAGTTTCCCCTTCCTCCATCCCAGCATCCACCCCGACGAGTTCATCTCGGGGTCACCAGACGGCCACAACTTCGAGCCGTCATCCAACAGGATGCAGACAGCAGCCTCGTCCTGCCATGCCTCCCAACCACAGGCGTCCATCTCCGACTTGTGGAGTGGACGCACCGCAATAATGCGTCGGCCTATCGGCCATTCCTGGTTGCTCATATCTCTCCTCCGTTATCCATTATTAGTTGCGCGATGTGCTTAGTCATGTCCTCCACGAGGGCCTCGATCTTGCGCTCCACCCCCACAGGTGCCATCTCATACAGTTCGCTCAGCTTCGAATCCCAAGCGATCCCCTCCGCCTTGTCGTTGGCATCATCCCACCTCTCCTCCTCCGCCAGGTGTGCGTTTAGTTCCCTGTCCTCCCACGCACCCAACGTACGGTCAAACGCTGCGTCATCCATCGTGTGCCTCCTTGTAGTACCTAGTCATGGCCTCCATGTATGAGTCGAACAGGGGCGACGACTTCGACAAGTCACAGATGAACTCGTCCATCTCCCGCTGCTCCTCCGTATGGGTGCGAGACTTCCACACCCTCGCCCCCTCGATACGCAAGATGGCGGCATTAGCCTCCTCCTGACGGACACGATCCACCTCGCATGAATCGTCACAGTCCAGCGGGTCGCCACAAAAGCGACACGCATCTACTTCATCGGTCATCTCTCCTCCTCTGTATGTATTCCCATAGTGCCTCGAACAGACCAAACAGGGCGAACCCTGCCAGTCCAATCGACATGATGAACCAGAACGCCTCAACGGATAGTTCGTTCATGCCTCCACCCCACACGCAGCAAGGAACCGCTGCCCATCGAAGCGTGGATTGTCAGCAGCCAACCTCTCTACCAACTCCATCGCCACGCCCCGCAGCACCACCTCAGGTGTCCTCAGGTCATCGGGCCAGGGGGCGCCAGACCCGTAGAACCAGGCGCACTGCTCGATCGCCTCAGCGATCAACTCATAGTCCTTCTTCGTCATCGCTACTCCTCTCTCTCTGATCGTTGCCGCACGGCAACGATCATCTAGTTGCGCCCCTTCGGGGTGGTCCGCCCACCCTTGGGCCGCATGTTGTGCGGCTTCTTACGCTTCGTGCTCATCATCCTCCTCCTCTCTCCTACTAGACACTAGTTTACTGGACAAGGTGGCACCGTTCAAGGATGCGCGGCACCTGGCCAACCACACCCGCGCCTCCTCCACAGACACAGGCTCCCCCGCAACAGGAAACAAACGATCCTGGCTCATCGGTTCGCCTCCCCCGCCCGATGCGCCTGAAGAATAATCACCAGCTCATCAAGACAGTGGTGCCAAGCCTCCTCGGACAGACCAGCAGACATATCGCACACAGCATCAGCCATGTCCGACACCACCTCATCCAAGTTGGTATACAAACGCTCATCCATCAGCCCGCTCCTTCTGCTCGTAGTGTCGCCCGCTGCTTAGAAAGAATCCTCTCCTCCTGCTCGATGTGCCTAGCGTGGTCGTCCTCCACCTGGCCCACCGTCTCATGCCACTCAGCACCCGTATCCCAATCGCACCCATCGGGACACGAACAAATCCCACCCACTCCTAGCGAGCCCGCATGGACAACACGCAACGCATGACTACTCATACCGTCCACCTCCTAGTGGATATGCGGCCACCTCCTAGTGATCGTTGCCGCACGGCAACGACCAACCTGGAAGGGCCAGGTCGAAAAAGAAAACGAGAAAAGGCGGACCCGATTGGGTCCGCCCGTTCTCTGTTGTGACTACCGATCAGACGCTAACGTCTGCCTTACGGGTGAGTGTCCACCCGATAGCAACGGCAAAGTTTTCTACGGCACGCTTGCCAGCGTCCATGTCTGACGGATCGGACCCATCATGGGCCGCAGTAGCGGCAACAACTGCCGCTACCAGTTCGTCGCCCGTGATGGATGTCACGGCGGGACCGTTGACATCGGCGGCAGACGACGGCGCACCGTCACCCTCGCCCTCCTCGACGGGATCCGTCGGCGGCGAATCCTTTAGACGGATTGCCTTGGCATGGGCCACCGCTTCCGCTTCCGTTGGCTTGTTCGTGGCCATCCATTCACAGAGTTGCGAACGGCGGGCTCCGTCATTCTTCCAAGCCAAGGCTTGCAGTGCCTTGTGCGCACCGAACGAAACGCCCGCCACACGCACCGCCTTGGGAAAGGCGGCGGCGACGTTGCGCCACTGAATCAGTGTGTTCGCCGATTCGTCAACGAGAGGGTTTCCCTTCTCGTCCTTGGCATCAGCGATGGCTTCGAAGATGTCCTTTTCTGACATCTTCGCACCGTCCCGCTGCCGCCAATGCTCGACGGATCGGGGGACCAGCGTTTCCAGTGCGTAGGCGGCGGCGAACTTGCCGTCCCCCACCTTGCCGCACTTGACCGCCGCCGTCCTTATGGCAGCGTCCGACGGGCACTCCCGTCCCGTTTCGGTAGTCGTGGTTTCGGTTGTCATGGTTTATCACTCTCCCATCGCATAGCGACGGGCCATGACTCACGGGCCGTAGCCCGTGGGCCACGACTAGTCACTATGCGATTGTCAACTAGCGTGCGCCGCCCCATATGGGACGACTAAGGGAATACTAGGGGAAACGGGAGGACCGATCAAGTACCCCGTCGTTGCCGTACGGCAATCATGACGGCGCCAGTGGTCGGGCGGCAGCCCGCCTTCCTGGTGAGAATCATTCTCATTTTCGCGCTAGGGGTGATTCACGGCGCGCGGCAGGCGCCGTTAGCGCGGCACGTTAGGCGGGCCGCGCAAAACAGAGAACCCAACCATACGGCGCACGTTAGGCGGGCGGGCGAGAGCTGGAAGGCCGACCAAACGGAATCCAGGAGGCCAACCAAACGCCCAGTGTTAGGCAAACCTAACGCCCGCCAGCCGCCGCCGCAGAGCTGTCGGGCGGGGCACCCCCCACGGGGGGCGGGGGGCCAAGCCACCCCCATGTATAGATATGGATTCCCGATGCGTTCGAGTCTCCGTCGGCTGCTTTTCGTGTGACTTGGCGAGACTATACACTGTATTGATTTGCGGGGGGCTCGGCCCAGTCCTTGGGGGCCTGGGCCTCGCTGCTAGCGGCTAGAGGGCGACGCTCCGCGTCGCCCGTGCCTAGCCCTTTTTTCATTAGCGGGGGCTGTCCCACTGCGCCGTTTCAGGCATGTAGCGTGGGACAGGGTTCGAGTGTTTGTGGAGGTGGTTTGATGCCGCAGAATGGTGGAGGCAAGGGTTGGAGGACTGATCCTGAGACGGGCGAGAAGGTGATGCCTGATTCGTGGAAGGCGTTTTTGGATTGGGTTCTTCAGGGGCCTGCCAGGGTTCCTGAGCACCAGTATGAGTGGGCGCGTGAGAATGGTGTCCATGAGGATTCGGTGCGTCGGTGGAAGCGTGATCCTAGGTTTGTGAAGGAGTGGGATCGTCGTGCCGCCGAGTTGAACATTCATCCTGAGCGTACGCAGTCGGTGATTGATGCGTTGCATCAGCAGGCGGTGGCTGGTTCGACGCAGGCTGCGTCGTTGTATTTGCAGTACATCGAGAAGTTCACGCCGAAGCGTCGTGTGGTGGTTGATGATGAGCGTGAGGTGGCTGGTTTGTCGGATTTGGAGTTGGCTGATGAGTTGGCTGGTTTGGTCGCGGAGTTTCGCGGGGAGGATGTTCGGTGAGCGATGTTTGGTTCCCGTATGCTGAGGAGCGTGCGGAGCAGCGTTTCGACCCTGATGGGGATTTGTTTTGGCGTGAGGAGGCTTTTGGGGAGCGTCCCGTGTTGGGTCCGTGGGGCGATCCGTTTCATGGCCCTGATGCCGATGAGGTGTTGGAGTGCGGTTTGGAGAACCCTGAGGTGTGTGAGGCGTGCGATTGAAGTGGGTCGTGTGCCTTTCGGTCACGGCGGCGTTTATGTCTGTGGCATTTCTGGTTTGGGGATTGGGCCAGACGTTTCGGTCGTTGTTCGAGTAGATGAAAGTTTGGATTGACCAAGACCTTTGCACGGGGGACGGGATTTGTGTTGAGATTTGTCCGTCGGTGTTCGACATGCACGAGGATGGTTTGGCGTATGTCAAGGAAGCCGACTGGCCTACGCTTTACGGACCAGATGGTTCTCCACGGGGTGAACCCGTTTATCAGATGGCCGAAGGGCAGGCGGTAGTTCCTGAAGGGGATGTTGATGCCGCTATTGAGGCTGCTGAGGAATGTCCTGGCGAGTGCATTTTTCTTGAGGTCGAGTAGGTGAGCCGTCTCGGCGAGCTGCGCCAGGAGGCGGAGTGGCGTAAGTGCGTTCGTGACGAAAAGTATTTTTTGCGGACGTATTGGCATATTGCCCATCCTGCGCATGGCCGCATCTTGTTCGATTTGAGGCGTGCTCAGGCTGACGCCATCGACCATTGGGATAGTAACCGTTATTCTTTGACGTTGAAGGCCCGTCAGATCGGCTGGTCTACGTTGGTGGCGGCGCACCAGTTTTGGTTGGCGTTTTTTCATCCTGATCAGAACATTATTGATTTGTCTCGTACGGAGCGTGAGGCTGTCCAGTTGTTGCGGAAGACGAAGTACGGGTTTTCGCATTTGCCGAGGTGGATGGTTGATCGCGGCCCCAGGCAGCTTGTTGAGCATCAGCAACGCATGTTTTTCGGTAATGGTTCTCAGATTGTTTCGATGCCGTCAGCGTCGGATCCTGCGCGTGGCGAGTCCGCCACGCTTATCGTGGTGGACGAGTGGGCGTTCTTGCCGAACCCCGAGGAGGCGTGGGCTTCTATCGAGCCTGTCGCGGATGTTGGAGGGCGGATCATTGGGTTATCGACCGCGAATGGATCAGGAAACTTTTTTCACCATCTTTGGGTGGGGGCGAGCACGGGGAACAACAAGTTTGAACCCATGTTCTACCCGTGGTCTGCCACGGAGGATCGTGACGATTCGTGGTATGAATCGAAGGTTGAGTCGATGTTGCCGTGGCAGTTGGCTCAGGAGTATCCGACGACGCCTGAGGAGGCGTTTGTAAAGTCGGGGAATCCCGTGTTCGATTTGGATGTGTTGGACGACATGATGGTGCGTTGCCGCCCTGGGTTGTCGGGGTATTTGCACGAGTTGTCGGCCAGGTCTGTGGAGTTCAGGTCGTGAGTTTGGAGGTTTGGTGTAAGCCCCAGGGGGATCACGCATACGTGTTGGGAGTGGACACGGCTGAGGGCTTGGGCCACGGCGACTATTCGTGCGTTCAGGTGCTGGACGTGAACACGGGCGAGCAGGCGGCGATATGGCACGGCCATATTCCGCCCGACG